GAGACATGGTTACAAAAAGTGATACTTATGTTAACATGAGAAAAGAATGGAGAACAAATGAGTGACTTTATATGGGTTGAAAAATACAGACCCAAAACAATTGAAGAATGTATTCTCCCAGAAAGAATTAAAAAAACATTTAAGGACTTTCTAAATAGGGGTGAGATACCAAATATGCTTCTTGCAGGACCACCAGGTGTTGGTAAAACCACTGTAGCAAAAGCATTGTGCAATCAGTTAGGAGTAGACTATTATGTCATCAATGGATCGGATGAAGGAAGATTTCTTGATACGGTCAGGAATAATGCCAAGAACTTCGCATCAACAGTCTCTTTATCGTCTGAGGCAGGCCATAAAGTCATCATCATCGACGAAGCAGACAATACCACTCCCGACGTACAACTCCTTCTTAGAGCGAGTATTGAGGAGTTCACCAACAACTGCAGATTCATTTTTACCTGCAATTACAAGAACAAAATCATTGAACCCCTCCACAGCAGATGTGCTGTCGTTGAATTTGGAATCAAAGGAAAACAAAAAGTAGAGATAGCAGGACTATTTTTTAAAAGACTTCAAGATATACTAGATAGTGAAAAGGTTTCTTATGATGCAAAAGTTCTTGCAGAAATTATCAACAAACATTTTCCAGACTGGAGAAGAGTTCTCAACGAATGTCAAAGGTATTCGGTGGGAGGAAAAATTGACTCTGGCATTCTTGCAACTTTCACTGACATCTCTGTAAATGATCTCCTTAAAAACCTCAAAGAGAAGAACTTTCCAGAAGTACGTAAATGGTGTGTCAATAACTTGGATAATGATTCTGGTGTACTTTTTCGTCGCATTTATGATAGTCTTTACGATGCCTTGGTACCTGGCACCATTCCTGCTGCTGTGCTTATTATTGCTAAGTATCAGTATCAAACTGCCTTCGTAGCTGATCAAGAAATCAATCTACTTGCATGTTTGACTGAAATTATGGTAGAATGTAAATTTAAATGAAGAAGAAAAGAAAACCATTTAAACTTGACTGTTTCGGTTTTCTAGGGATCATTTTACTTACTAGTGGTATCTGCTCTGGTATTGTTGTTTACTACGCATTAATGGAGATTATGAAATGAGTTTATCTACACAGGTAGAAAGTTCTTTAAAAGAAGCACAAACAAATTTGCGTAATGCATTATCATTTGCAGCACGTACTGAATCGCCTTATACAAATAAGCATATTGCAGATACTCTATGTAAAATTCAAGCGATTCTTGATACAGATCAAATCATAGAACAAATAGAGGAAAACAATGATTTACCTTTCTAACTTAATACCACACGGTAATTTACAAGGTGGTGCTGCTTTTGCAGTTTTCATGGGAGTGTTAATGTTAGTTCTTGTAGTCTACGGTATTTACTTGACTTTTGGGCCAGGTAAAGTAGAATTACGAGATACTATTGACGAACATGCTAAGATGCATGAACTAGGCATAGCACATGGCCATGGTGGCAGTAAGGATGCATATGAGATGTCTGGTAAGTTAGCTCACTCACATGATGATGAAGATGATTGAAAAACAAAAACAAAGAAATCAAGTCAAATCTAAATTCTATTATATATTCTGGGGAACTGCTACCTTTGCTGTGGTTGCAGGACAGATATATGTTGGCACTGGTTATAGATTAATGTCAGGTGCAATGCATAGAATTTTTGATGCAATTGATATTGAAGTTAATAGAGGTTATAATAGAGATAGGTTCTATTAAATCATGATTATAAGTGAGACAGATGCTTTATGGGCCGCTGATGAATTTATCAATTATTTTGAAAGATTTAAAACTATTGAAGATTATATCAGGGTTACTAAAGAAGCAGCAGTCAAAGAAAGAGGCAAGTCCATAGTTTCTTTAAAGGATGAATTTTTTAATGAAGATGTTCATCCTGAAGATATGGACTTTGAAGTTAGATTTGTTGGAGAAAGATTTCAACAGTCTGTTCCTCAAGCATATTACCATGAATTACTGACAGCAACTTCTTCAGCAATTATTGAGAAAAATATTCCTGGTAGAGAGTTGCGTTGGATAGTATATGAAAAGAATAGTAAGAAGATAATTGGATTTATTAGGTTTGGTTCTCCAACAATTAATTCAAAACCAAGGAATGAATATCTAGGTCAACCAGCAAATCTCCCTATATTCAATCGTCATGCTGCGATGGGATTTGCAATTGTCCCTTCACAACCTTTTGGATATAACTGTCTTGGTGGGAAACTACTTGCTTTAATGTGTGTATCTCATTTCGCAAGAGAACATTTAAATAAAGTATTTGAAAAAGATATTGGATGGTTTGAAACTACTTCACTATATGGATCTACAACATCTGCATCTCAGTATGATGGTTTAAAACCTTTTATAAGATTTAGGGGATTGACTGATAGTAAGTTTCTTCCCCTTCTTCATGATAAAGCATTTCATAAACTACATGATAGATTTACTGTCATCAATAATAATAATCCTGTAACTCCTAGTTATGTTTCATCTAAAAAGATGAAGAGGCAAACTAGAATGATTTCATGGACTAAGAATTCTTTGAAGGAATATGGTCAGAATGAAAAACTTGAAAAGTTAAATTCAGTTCTTAAGAATGCATTTGGACTCACTCAAAGAAAGAGATCATATACATCTGATTATGGTTATGGAAATGTTAGAGAAGTTTTACTTGGAGAGCAAGATAAATTAGTTCGTGGGCCTAATTGGGACAAGTTCTACCTTGAGAACATTATTAAATGGTGGAAGAAGAAAGCAAGTAAACGATATGAAAAGTTAAAGCAAGAAGGTAGATATAGAACTGAAGTTGAACTGTGGACTGAAGATGATGATATTCAGATCATACGATGATAGAAAAAATAATATTCATATCAATCATATTTCTTGAAGAGTTTGTGAAAAGAACTTTGATAGGAATTTATTATGTGTGGCAAAAATTTGATTACTGGAACTTTAATAGGAAACTACCAAAATGACTGAACTTAAAGATTGGTTAAACTCTATCAACTTCAATAAAGAAAATTTAATTGAAGATGATCCATCACTTATAAAAGATTATCCTCCATATATTATCAATCGTTGTTTGTCAGGACATCTTGATTGTATTATGTTTGTAAACGAAATGAATAAATATTCTTTCCTTGATAAAGACATGCAATATTCTTTTTATCTAAATACACTTAGGAAAAAGAAGAGATTCAGTCCCTGGCTCCGAAAGGATAAAGTCACAGACCTTGAAATCATTAAACAATACTATGGTTATAGTAACGAAAAAGCATCACAAGCTTTGAAAATATTAACCCCCGAACAGATTAAATTTATTAAACAACGACTTGATACTGGAGGAATGAAATGACTGTCACGGCTGAACCTACTGTTCAATGGTCACAAGATCAGATGGTAGAGGTGGTTCTAAATGAACCAGATGATTTTTTAAAAGTTAGGGAAACTTTAACAAGAATTGGTGTAGCATCAAGAAAAGAAAAAAAATTATATCAAAGTTGTCACATCTTGCATAAGCAAGGAAGATATTATATAGTGCATTTCAAAGAATTATTTGCACTTGATGGGAAACACGCTAACCTTACTATTAACGACGTTCAGCGTAGGAATCGCATTACTCGTCTTCTTTCTGATTGGGGTCTCATATCTATAGTAAAGGAAGATAGTGTTATTGATATAGCACCTTTGAATCAAATCAAAGTTCTTTCTTACAAGGATAAGGGAGATTGGATCCTAGAACAGAAATATAATATAGGTAAAAAAGGGAAGACCCAAGAAACCGAATCTGATTAGGCGGTATCCAACACTGACCTTTTTAAGTGTATATGGTTAAATAGTAGTGGATGCCGAAAGGATCCACTTAACCAAATCTCGCTTTTAAAGGAGGCTATTATGACTAACCTAGCAAGGTATCATGCTGCTAATCTTCCAGATCTTATAGAGAAGATTAATCGCAACAGTATAGGATTAGATGAATATTTGAATCGTTTTTGGAACGAATCAACACAGCAAAACTACCCCCCATACAACATTGTTCATGTAAACAACGTTGAATCTAGATTAGAGATCGCTCTAGCAGGATTCAAAAAAGATGAAGTTAAAGTTTATACTGAATATGGTAAGTTGGTTGTAGAGGGAAACAAGGAGCAAAAAGAAGATAAGACATACGCTCATCAAGGACTTGCACAAAGATCTTTCAGTAGATCATGGGCAATCTCTGATGATACTGAAGTTAGAACAGTTGATTTTCAGGATGGGTTACTTACTGTTACAGTAGGTAAGATTGTACCAGAACATCATGCTCGCAAAGACTGGCTCTAAGGAGGTGTATTATGAAACTCACTACTCCATTCAGCGTAATTAAAAACGCTATGAGTGACATCCGAAGGATGCACGACTTTAACTACAATCTTCCCAAAGAAAACTATTGGGAAGAAGAATGTAAAGAACATCCAACTAACTCACATTGTTTAGTTTATTGTGACTAAATAAAAATGAGTTCGAGATGGATCAGGGAACCTTGACGGTTCCCTTTTTTATTGGTAAAATATACTGAAGGTGGAAAGTAAAAATGACTATCAAATTATTGATTCTTAAGTCTGGGGAGGATGTTGTCGCTGACGTATCAGAAATGATGGTTGGTGAGAAAGGTTCTCTTGATAACCCTTCAAGACTTATTGGTTATTTCTTAGATACTCCTGTAGTAGTGAAACTTAGAAATACCACCCCGTTGACTGATGA